AGAGAAGGATATTGGAAGTCAAACCCAAATGCAGAGAAGGTTGAACAGGAAGAAATACTACAGCAACAGCGACACACCATCAGATCAGCAATACAAGTTATTTGTGAACATAGTTTCCCACGTATAAAACTTGATGGCTCTATAGATAAAAAATCTATTCAAACATATTCACAATATTTATTTGGCTGGAATAAACGTAGAGAACACTTGAGGTTCTCTGAAGATAACGAAGGCTGTGGAGTGGTAGAACTTATAGATGACATGAAGTGGAACATATTGTGGGCCAGATATAAACCCTATGAGAACTGCACACATCCAACAGATAGAAGTCTTTATGATAGCAAACTAGGTGGACTTGAGGTTGACCAGTTGACACCACGTATAGTACAGAACTGGTGCAACAAAGGGACTACATTAGGTGCTAGACAAAACAGATTAAAGTCATTTCAATATTTTTATAGAGCCTGTAATAAATTAAACTTACTTGCAAATGAAGATAAGCTAGACCCCACTAGAGTAAAATATGGTGGTGTAAGTATCACATCTAGTAAAAAGAAAGTCTCTAATAATCACAGATACAACAATATGAAATTTAAGTCAGATCAATTAGAGAGAATACAAAATGCTGCAAAAGAAATTAGAGATGAACACCCTTTCCAAACTGAAGCTGTATTGTTTATTTTGCACTCATCAAGAAGACAAGAGGAAACCCTAAAGCTCACTACAGATGACTTATATAAACATAATGGAAAACCACATAACAGAGTAATTACTTTACCAGCAAATATAACTAAAAGCAGAACTGAAGAATACGCAGTTATAACAGATGGAATACAATGGGTGTTAGATAGCTTGAGTTACCAGAGAGCTAAACCAGAGTACAGAAAGTATGCACATATAAAATGGTTATTTCCACGTAGCAGAATTGCTAGTGAAAAATGTGGAGATATAGACTTCTGTAACAGCGACAATGCTAGAACTAAAAATCTTGAGAGTGTATGGAAAAAGATAAAAGCAAAAACTGGTATAGATGGTCAGAAGAAATTATTTAGAAAATCCTTATCTACTATTGCTACAGATACACTTGGTTCTACAGCTAAAGCAATCACAATTACTGGCCACAAACAAACTTCAACACTAGAGAAACATTATTACAAGACTGATATTGAGGACCAAATTAAGTATGCAGATGATGTCGCTAAAGTATATGCCTTCAAAAAGAAATAAGCCCTACCCCTTTATGTTATGGATAAAAGGGAAGCTGTACAAACTAGAGACTTTCTATGGAAAATCCTATTTTAGACCTTGTGATAAGAGAGGTAATATCTTCAAAAAAAATAATGTAGTTGCTTTCAAGAAATAAATACGTAAATCTCAACGTATGGTGGACGAGAAAGATATAATTCCAAGTAAGTACAGAAGGTCATCTAAAGTTTCTATGAGTGATCTTGATAGGTACTTGAGAGACCATGAAGTTACACCAGAGGAAGCCCTTGAGTATATCATTATGGCTTCTAAAATAGACCCTACTCATCCTAGAACTGAATGGAAACTTTTAAGATTTACAATGTATCTATGGGAGAGAGATAAAGAATTACGTAAGAGCAAACTAGGTAAAAAGAAAGACACTTGTATGAAGGTGGTTCAGTCAGCAAAATACAAGAACATCTATAAGGCCTACTCTTTCAACCCTAGACAAATGAATGAGATGAAGGAAGCTGATAACCTTTATAAGCTAGTTGGAGATATCAGACAGCGCCCTTTTTTCAAAAAAAGGTTCTACAAATATGAGGGTACGAATACCCTTATGCACCAAGAACACATAGATAAAATACGATAATTTAGTCGTATTATACGTTGATATTCTCGTAATAAAGTCTATATTAATCATATGGACGTTTTGTTAAATTATAAATTTTCTAAACCATTTGTGTCTCAAACAGAGTTGATTGAGCTATTCGGTTCGTTATCTGAAAGTACTCTTAAAAGGTATATGAAGGAATGGATTGACAGCGGCAACGACGTTAAAGATATGGGTATGTTCAGACTGGATAAAGTTAGAGAGAACCAGTGGGAACCAGTAACCTTTATGAAGTGGTTATATGAAAACAAAATTAACAAAGCCTACAAATACGACTACGAAATAAAACAACAGGAAGCTCACAAAGAAGACTTCTTGCAACATACAAACGTTAGGAGAATAAATGACAAAGCAAATAACTAGTGCATTTGGGGAAGCTAAATATCCTCATCTAAATCAACCAGATACTGAATTTAATTCTGATGGTATCTTCCAAGTAAAACTTTTGGTTAACAAAGAGGACGCACAAAAAGACATCAAAATTATAGATGATGTTATTAAAGAGCAGTTAATTATTGAAGGTAAGAAACAACCTAATAAGACTGATCAATTTAAAAGAGCACCTCTACCCTATCAAGAAGTAGATGGAAAAATACAATTCCATTTTAAAACTAAATTTAAACCTTCTTTAGTTGACCATAATCTAACATCTATAGCTGATAAGAACATCTGGGGTGGCAGCATTTTGAGGTGTAACTATAAACCAGTTGGCTATTACGTAGCTGGGACTGGACTAGGCTGTACCTTAAGACTTACTGGTGTTCAAGTTAAGAAACTTGTGGAAGGCTCATTGGGAACGCATGGTTTCACTGAAGTTGAACCAGAGGTATCGCAACCAACACAGGAAAACTATTGATGAAAATAAATAATGTAGAAAAAGCTATTGAAGGCAGAGGAGATGGCTCTACCAAAAAAGAGCTGATGAAGTTAGCAGAGAAAGACCCTATGAGCCATATGGAGTTAGAACTGAATATGGCTTTAGAACAGAGATACCAAGAAGCAAAAGAAAAAGGTTTTGAAGGTACCTTTGATGACTGGATTAGAACAGCACCTATTGATGAACTACGAGACCTATTGGCTGATGGTGGGCCTGTAGATTTATCTGGTCTATCAGTTGGAGAGATGAAAGCTATCTTTAGAAGTGAGAATGGCAGAGACCCAAAAAACATAAAGGAGTTAGTTAGAGGTGTGAAGATGTATTTAAAAAATATGGATTTAAAAGGTATGCCATTTAAAAAAGATGGTGGTCTTATTTCTTCATACAAAGCTAACTTGAGAAAACCATAATGATAAAAAAGAAACGACCAGAGACTATGATTGAACGAGTTGAGAGAGCACATCATATGTACGACAATGGGCCAAAGCCTAAACACTATGAAGATAAAAGCATAGTTGATATGGAAAAATGGAATTCTATGACTGGCCTACAAAAGAAAACACCAGTTGTAGTTAAAGCTAAAGAAGGCCCATTTGAAAGTGCGTTAACCAAAATACAACGTCCTAAACCTTTTAAGAATGAAGACCCTTCAAGTTATCCAATGAACCAGAAAAAATCTATGGGCCAGTGGGAAGCTGTACTTGAAGAAGCTAAAAATCCAAAGAACAGAGACGAGAGAATTTCTGCAAGACAAACTAGAAATATTATTAGAGAAAAATATAAAGATAAAACACAGAGAAAATATTTAGGAGATGATGAATTAAAACTTATAGGGAAACATCCTTCGCAGCTGTACACCAGTCAACCTATAGACATCCCTAGTGTTAAAATAAAGATACCACCGGTTCAACCACAGGAACCAGAGAGACCAATTAATGAAATTATCAGAGAGAGAGCTGAAGTAAGACGTCAGAGAGATATAGCTGATATAGAAAATAAATTTGGCAGAGGTGGACTAGTTAACATAGCAAAGAGGTTAATATAATGGATTGGGCCACCAATGAGAAACACTACACAGCCTTTAAGCTAATGGAAGCTAACGACAAGATTGTAACAATGCCTAATGGTAACAGAATATTTGATATCAGAGAATTTAACAAAATTTTAAAGAATTTGGATAGCTGGATAAGTGTAGAGGAATTTTCAAAAAATCCTAAATACTTCAGTCAACCATCTATTCATTTTATGACGAGAGAAGAACTCACAGCAGAGTTTGATAAAGCACGTGAGGAAGCAGAAAGAGAAGAGAAAGAAGAGAGAGAAGAGAACCAAACTAAAGAGGAGAAATATGACTTGTAAGTACAATTATAAATCAATCTCTTTGCGGAATAAGACAATGGAAAAACTCGAGAAACTTTCTGTTTCAATAGTTAAGGACAAAAAATTATCTAATGCGAAAACAGTAGAACATTTAATTGACCATAGTTTTAATCCTAAAGAGACAACAGGAGAACACTATGGAAAAATCCAAAAAGCCTAAAACTAAAGTCTATGCCAGTTGTGAACACGAATATGTTTCATACAAAGACCTACATAGATTATGCAGTAAGCAACACACCTACATAAAACGACAAGACAAAGTACTGAAGGTACTTAAAGATAGACTTCGTGATTACCATGAGAAGCACACAGATTGTCTTGAGAAGAACCAAGAGTTACTACAATCACACCATGAGATTACTAGAGCTTACAATGGACTTCACGAGATGGGTAAGTTTGCTGAAGAGCTTGGGATAGACATAAAGCAACACCAAGACCAGCTTCCAGAGAATAATAAAGACTACAAATTTGAACAAGAACATAAACTGCTGGAAAGTGGACGAGTACAGCACATTTATAAAATTAAAAAAGATAAGGAAAAAACCAATGACTAATGCTGAAACCTTTTTAAATATATTTAGTGGTGCACAAAATAAGTATGGCAAATGCTATCAATACATAAAAGAGACTGGAGAGAAGCTCACTATAGAAGAAACTGGATTAATACCAATAGACCTACATTTGAATGGAAAGACACTACTAGGTAGATCTCCTGTAAATGAGAAGACAAAAGAAGTTAGTTGGTTAGCCATTGATATAGACAAGAAGATAAACCCTCAAACTTTTTGCAGTAAAATATGGAAAGAGCTTGGATGGAAATATTTTTGTTTTCAAACACCAAACAGAAACTGGAGAGTAATAGAATTTTTAGATGAACCCTTGCACGTTGAAGAAGTTGCAGATCGGGCAAAAGAACTAGAAGATAAAATTGTAAAAGAATTAAAAATTAAAGTTGATAGTGTTGCCACGTGCCCTACTGTTCCAGCTGGAGATGATGCTGTTGGGAGATGGATGTATCTACCCTACCATTTTGATCACGATAAATGCTACACACCAGATGGAAGACCTTTGTCATTACAGCAATTCTTTTTTAGATATAAATATAGAAAACATCTTCCTGTAGTAGCGGCTGTAGGAATGCTGTCTGGTGCAGATGGTGGCGGTAGGAATAAAGCCTTTTATACTATTGAGTTATATAAGTCTCATTATGATTGTGATGTTTCATACGAAGAATTAAATGATGTACTTGCAGAGCCGCTAGACCCACATAAGCTGGGAAATTATATTAAAGGTGTAGAAAGATCAGTTGCTAAAGATAAGTACTCTGAAGAATACTATCTCAATGGGTTACGTAAATGGATTAAAGAAATTAGTGGTGTACAACCTTATTTAGACGCAAAAGGCTTTAGCGCCATTACAGATAATATCTTGAATAACCATTACTACGTTCAATCAAGGACTGATTTTTTTGAGCTTGAGACTAGAGAGTTTAAAAGTAAAGAACAGATTAACGACTGGTGGTCTCACGAAGTAGAGAAAAAAACTACAATGAGCCAGAAGCTGTTAAAGGATAGCAAACTGGTAAAGCTACGAAGTTATTTCACTCACGCAGGATTTGATGAGGGTATAGTTAATATAAAGACTGGAGATATAAAAGGACTACCAGCTGGAACATACTTGAACATCTATACAGACCCACTAATCGCAGCTGTAGAAGGAGACACTAAAAGGGTCAATGAGTATTACGCATGGTTACTTGGAGATGATAACTGGTACATAGTGAAACAAGTGTTGGCCTTTATGTTGAATGCCAAAAAAGAAAAAGATCACTATGGTATTAAGATACAATGGTACGTTATTATTCACGCAGTTGTAGAGGGTGTTGGTAAAAAATTATTCTCATTAATTTGTCAGGCATTATTTGGAGAGAAAAACGTCAATCCTAATGTAAAGTTTTCACAGATGATAGGTACTCACAGCACCATCATTGAGGGTAAGCAGTTAATATTCTTGAATGAAGTAGTACTACAGAAGAACACAGCTAAAACTAAAGAGCTTTCTAATGAGTTTAAAGACCTAATTACAGAGGATAACCTATTTATTAACCCTAAAAATAAGCCACAAATAGAGATACCCAATTTATGTAATTTCTTTGTGTTCTCTAATAGTAAAGCACCAATACACATAGGAGAACAGGATAGAAGAGCCTTTGTAGTACATATAAAGAGACAGAAGGAAGAAGTACAACAGATGTTGGAGAAGGAAGGATATAAAAAAGATATATTAGAAACTATCAAAAATCCTTCAGCTTTCAAATGGCACCTACTCAATGAAGTTACTTATGATAGGGATATGTTTTTCACAGACGCACCATTAACAGCTGATAAAGAAGTACTAATTGAAACTAATAAAGATGACTTTGTGAGTATGATGGAAGAAGCCTTTGAGAATAAAGAATTTCCATTTGATAATTACAGAGAAGATAGAACTATTGGTATGAATAGTGAGAACATAGTTGATTACTCTTACAGCGGCTACATACATAAGATTGACTGCTTTAGAGCTATGAAAAAATCTGAATTATTTAAGAATGTTTATTTTACAGCTAATGATCTTGAGAACTTCTGTAAGGAAAATTGCACCAAATGGCCTAATGGAGAACTTACAAGACAGGCAAAATGTAAAGAGACTGGTAAGAAAAAGCGGCTGTATCTTATGCACATTACAGAAACAGATGGTGTCTATAATGCTGATCTTACAGAGACTGGACTATGGGATGACTATATAGGGAAGGATTTATATTGATGAAACCTATTAGTAAAAAACGTAAATCTGCCCTGTTACAGAACCTTGTTAGAGATAAAATATTAAAGGCATTTCCACACTTAAGACCAGCTGATGTTGTTACAGCAAATAATGGTCAAACAGGGCCAGACATAGTGTTATCTAAAGTAGCTCGTAAGTTAGTTGGAGTTAACTTTGAATGCAAAAATCAAAACAAAATGAAGACTATATATGACTGGTACAGACAGGCTTCTAAAGGTCAACATAAGTTAACACCAGCTGTTGCCATGAAGATGAACTCAAGAGAACCTTTAGTTGTCATAAGTCTTGATGATTTTTTTGAGCTAATTTCTTGATCACTCATCACTCACACTCTCAACCTTTTTAAACTTCCTCTGCACTTCCCCTAGTCTTCCCTTTGGTTAAACTTTGAGGTCTTAAGAATACCTTGAGAGACTTGAGAGATTGAGAGACCATAAGTTTTTAAAGGATAAAATACATTTGTTTCACTCAACACTCTCAATTAAAGTCTGCGTGCAGACATAGAGGGTACATAGGGGTCAAATTAAAGGTTACAGAGTTACTTTGAATATGAAAACAGATGAACATTTATACACATTAACTAGAACTGAATTTGCAAAAGAGATAGGTAAATCAAGGGAAGCAGTTAAGATTGGAATGAGAAGAGGTAAGTATAAAGACCTCTACATTTTTAAGGATGGAAAATATTTTTTTAAAAGCCGAGACAGAGTGGGTGCAAAACAGGATTTGTCCCCCCTTATTATGTACCCAGCAAAACGTAAAATTAGACGTGGTGGACACGAAGCCGCTGTAAAAAAAGGCCGATATCCAAATACAGCTTTTGCAGAACATAACCATATGAAGAAAATGATNGCCTTAAGAGGCAAGATGACACCTCAAGAACTCGCTATGGTACCAACAGTTGAACGCATGGTTAAAGAAGAGAGACAGAAGCAACTACGTGAGGAATACTACGCAAATAAACCTACGTATGCACCCAGTAAAAACTATGGCCAGATGTTAACTGCAAGAGACCTAGAGAGAACTAAATTTCAGCCTACAATTCGTGGAAGACCACACACTAAAAAATACTATTATTAATTTAAAGGATAACTTTCATTAGAATATTATCCCAGAAACCTTATATTAAGGACTGCATTAGTAATACACTTTTACATTGTCTAAATCGTAAATGTATTAACAGAAGCTGGGCTCTTCGTAGAATTGAAACGTCCATTTCAATGGGCCCAGTTTCGCTAAAATTTTTTGCAAAATTTTTTTCAAAAAGTATAAAATTTTTTATAATTTTTTTTACCCTACCTCCCCTATGCCTTTTTCTATTTTCAAAAGGTTTTGAGTAAAAGGTTATGTCTGTATTAGACAATACATACGAATATAATCTAAAGTGTTTCTGTGAGAACTGCATATGGGGTTAACTTCTAAAACTAGGTTGTAATTCCATCTGGCACCACTAGTTATCCACTGGTTAGCCCAAGTCTATCATTGAGAATTAATATTACTTGTGATTAAATTAATGCTTGGTATATAAGGGCAAACTAAAACAGGGCAACGTGGCGGAATGGTTACGCAGAGGATTGCAAATCTACAAATTAGATCATCCAACTAGCTCTACTCGGTTCTGAAACCCCAATATATGTTGTGGTTTTATCCTTTATATCCATATTGAACTTATGGACGTTGATAGCAAATCAGATAAGAAAGTTAGCCACCAGTTATCCAAACTGAAGCTGGATGATAAGGCCATTGAGAAGGTCAAATCAGATAATAGAGCTAATATACCATTTGCCGCTACAGGAAATCTTAAGGGCCTACATCTCCGAATAGGTAAGTCTGGTACTAAAACCTTCTATCTAATTGGTAAGGTCAAGGGTAGTAAGAAAACCTTTTTTCATAAGTGTGGAGAATACCAACAAGGTGTAACTGGTGTTGCAGAAATTCAAGAGTATATCAATGAGCTTGTAAANAANCACAAACANAGAGAAGGATATTGGAAGTCAAACCCAAATGCAGAGAAGGTTGAACAGGAAGAAATACTACAGCAACAGCGACACACCATCAGATCAGCAATACAAGTTATTTGTGAACATAGTTTCCCACGTATAAAACTTGATGGCTCTATAGATAAAAAATCTATTCAAACATATTCACAATATTTATTTGGCTGGAATAAACGTAGAGAACACTTGAGGTTCTCTGAAGATAACGAAGGCTGTGGAGTGGTAGAACTTATAGATGACATGAAGTGGAACATATTGTGGGCCAGATATAAACCCTATGAGAACTGCACACATCCAACAGATAGAAGTCTTTATGATAGCAAACTAGGTGGACTTGAGGTTGACCAGTTGACACCACGTATAGTACAGAACTGGTGCAACAAAGGGACTACATTAGGTGCTAGACAAAACAGATTAAAGTCATTTCAATATTTTTATAGAGCCTGTAATAAATTAAACTTACTTGCAAATGAAGATAAGCTAGACCCCACTAGAGTAAAATATGGTGGTGTAAGTATCACATCTAGTAAAAAGAAAGTCTCTAATAATCACAGATACAACAATATGAAATTTAAGTCAGATCAATTAGAGAGAATACAAAATGCTGCAAAAGAAATTAGAGATGAACACCCTTTCCAAACTGAAGCTGTATTGTTTATTTTGCACTCATCAAGAAGACAAGAGGAAACCCTAAAGCTCACTACAGATGACTTATATAAACATAATGGAAA